TGTGGATAACTTGACATCAAACATTTCAAGCTTGCTGGTCGGCATATACATCATCGCACGGCGTAATTCGAAGATCGCTTCCAGCATCGTGTCAGCTTCCGTCGTGAATGTCAGATGGATCGTGTGTTTTGCCATCGTCGCTCAGCTCCTTCGCGTTTTCCAACAACTCAATGCCGAATATCCCACAACCTGAACATTGCACAAATATCTTGTCAGCTGGCAACCTGTCAGCCAGATCATTAAATGACAAATGAACTTTCCAAGCTTTACAGCTGCGACACTTTGCCCGATACAGCTTCGCCATATTTGCTCCTATAAAGGTTTTCGATAGGTTGAAGGTTATTTTGTCCGACCCACCAAGTCGGCTGTTTATGATGCTTGTATCTGTCACGCTTGGCAATGCTGACAGGAATCCAGCCCGCGATTCGATACTTTGGGCTTCGACCTACAACTAACACCGCTACATCTGAATTTCGGTCTGATTCGTAAATAATGAGCGATCCTTCATTGTAATGCGTCCATTTGACTTCGATCGCAGCTCCGACATCGGCTGTCTGCTTAAAGCGGCTCATTGCTGGATCAAAGCCAATCATGCCGAAATACTGCGCAACTGCGATCTCAGCTCCGATGCTTTCCGTCAATTGTGCAATGTATTCAGGCATATTCAAGCCCGTGTCATATCGACTGACATGATTGGGAATTGCTTTCAGCTCCTTGACGCGCTTGAGCGCTACTTCCGAAGCTTTGATCTGTTGCGCATAATCAAGATTCATTCTCATTGTTGCGCGCCTTTCTTTCCGTAGGGCTAAGCAACGCATCGGGCACGGGCTCACGCTCTGATTTAGGATCAAGGTTTCTGCCGCGCTCGTTTAAGTAATCCTGATAATCATCAGGGCTTAACCAATCATCGCCGTCAGGCGTCTGACGCCACCAGATCATTTCGCATTGATCCGCTTTCCTTTTTTCCGGACATGCCCAGCCTAGATAGGGACGACCCGTCTTTGCCGTGCCTGATTTTTTCAATCGATGACCGTGCTCGCACTTAGGCGGCTCGCTCATAATTTTCGCACCTAGAACTTGTTTTAGCTCGGAAATGCTTTGTGCAGCTGTCTTGACATTTTGTGGCTGGTAATGATCCACAGGCGCAGCTTGTAGCGTTTCCGCCTTTTCCATGTCTTGACGCGTAGGGCGAGCGCTTGATGGAGTGAGAGCACCAATCGCCCGCCCGTATGCCGATGTGACCGCGTTTTCGACCCAGAAATCGCGATTCACGCCGTGGCTTGCCCGAAACTCGAACGCGTAGTCGATAGCTGCGGGCATTTCGTTCGGATCATCGGTGCGAAAGGCAAGCGCCCGAACAAGTATCCGACCATTTTCAAAATCAATGTGATCGATGTGAGCTTCGAGCCTTCCCATCGGAAACTCAGCTCTAAAACGCCCAATGCGGGCATTGACATCTTCATAATTCGATAGATCAAAAGCCATCACTTGACCTGCCTTGCTGTGGCTCTGCCTTTGTAAAAGCCTTGCGTGTAACCAACTTCCTTGCCGTTGTTAAAGCCTTTTGCATAACCAACCAACAGCGCCACAAATAGCCCTGCCAGCATAAACACAACCGAAATCGTCGTGTTAAGAAATACGCCAATCGCTTCCATTTTTGCTCCCGTTGCCACAGCTACATTCGAGCTGTGCGCTGCAAAAGGGTGACAGGCTCAGCCGACAATTTCAACCACCTTGCGTGTTTTTCGGCGTGTCATCGTCTTTCTTACGCGATTTCAATCCGTTTCCTGCTAACACGCCACCCAGCGATCCTGTCAAAAAGATTGCAAGGGTTTTGAGCAGATCGATGAAAGCTGCGTCATTGGGAGCTTGTGCGCCGATGGGCTGGGTGACGAATATCAGCGCATACACCGTGCCGACGGTGACGCAAAAGAATGTCAGCGCCAGAGTTGCGCCGATTAAGAAAATGAGACGAGCGTGAATATCCTCAGGGCTTAGTTTTGTGCGCGTCGATTTCTTGTTGAGTAATTGTTGAACCCAGAATGTCTCCCGTGCAAGTGCCCGTGACTTGGCATTCGGGTCTTTGACATTCACTCTTGCTCCAATTCTCAGCTTCCTGACACGGGTATCTCACCCAGCCGTCATAACCACACGATGTCAGGGCGATGGAAAGGACAACGCCCAGACACCGTGCAATCAGCTTATTTGCTGATTCCGAAGGCAGCATCGTTCGGATTTGCCCACCGCATCAAAACGGGAGCAAGTGCCGCGATGCCAGCCATTGACAGCTTCTTTGGATCGGTTTCGCCCGTTGCTAAATAAACGGCTAGTGCGCCTGCAATGAAGCTACGCGACCAGCTCGCCGCCAGAGCCTTGACTTTTACCATTTTTCTTTTTCGCTTTCTTCGGCTTTTGTGGAGCTTGTGCCGAATCGGGAATGACGACTTGTGGAAAGTCGCCGCTGTATGGCGCGAATCGTGGAATGCCAAAACCGACAACGGGTGATCCCTTGCCTGTTTGACGCTCTTTGATCATCACCATTCCGCCGTTGCGCTGATCTCCCGTGCCTGATGTATTGCCTTCAACGCACACGATGGAATTCTCTTTGACATCGACAACAATTCCAATATGGGAAATGCGGTCAATGCCATCGTGCGGAAAATCCATAAACGCAAGCCAGCCCTTTTGCGGCACTTCCGACCAACGATTTTGATCCTTGAATTTCTGCGCGCCCGCAGCCGTAGAAATGACATTTGGAATTTTGATATTAGCTTTTGCGCAGCACCACATCACAAATGATCCACACCATGGCAGACCGTCTGCCATTGTGTGCTTGCCGTACTTTGTTACATTGACGGGTTCTTCAACATAGCCGACTTCGCTCAATGCAATTTCGATTAGGCGTGCGGGTGTCTGTTCAGGATATATCATAAAAGAAGTAATTTCGCTTCTTCTTCACTTATACCAAGTCTGTCTAATAAGGCTTGGCGCTTTGTTGTTGCTTGTTCCATCAACATTTTTTGTTTTTCCACACTTTTTATGTATTCCAAATGAGAAGCATACTCATCTTCGGTCATTGGTCTTTCAATAACTTCATTTGTTTTGCCGTTATGTATTTTTATCATTAAATTAGTCATTTAATTAACTCCGTATGCTAGAGCCGTGCCTGACATAGTGCCCGTGCTTGTGGCAAAATAAAGAGAAGTAATAGCGGTATTTGATTTAAAAGTACCACCATACGAATAAGGCTGTATCGTATTTAAATAATCAGCAACCATGAGACCGTTCAAAATTATCACTTTTTCAACGGTTGATGAATCATAATTGTAAATGTCTAATACAAATGTGATTATAGCGTTAGCATTTAAGCCCGAATTGGCAGAAATAGGTATTTTGCCATTTGCAATGTCGGCTGCCGATGCTTTTGCTGTTCCGCTTAAATAAACGCCTGTCGTTCCGTTATTAACTAAAATGTCCAAATCATAACCATCTGAACTGTTCGTTATGTTTGTTCCCACTAATCTTAAAAATTTGTAACCTGTGGTAATACTTGTATATCCTGTCGATGTTCCCGATAATGAAATCGTTGAAAGTAAAGTCATGCTTCCACTTGTAGGAGAAGCCCATTTCAATCCTGTTGCAGCAGTTGAATCCGCCGTCAAAACTTGCCCATTAGTGCCAACAGCTAAACGAGCTGGCGTGTCTGCTGCGGTCGCGCTAATTAAATCTCCTTTGGCATCGACAATCGCATTTTGAATCGCGTTCGAATCATCTTGTGCGACCCAAGTAAAATCGAGATCGGTGTTTGAGTTTTTGGACAAAACTTGACCCGTCGTGCCGCCTTTTAGATCAACAAAACTTGCATCAATGCTATTGCCCAATGTGCGCATTGCAGCTGCGCCATCTTTGACAAGATCGGTGTCGTCAGGCGTCTCCCACCCAAAATTCGTCGTATTTGCCATCGCTGCTCCTTACGCCACAATCGTGGCTTGTTCCCAAGTAAGTGTATTGGATAAAGTGTTCCAACTTTCGGTAACAGGCACGGAATTCCATCGAAAAGCTTGCAAGCTGAACGAAAGTGGCGAAACAGTCATCGTCAAGCGCAGATCGCTGACACTTGCTTGAAATGTCCAGCCCTCAACAAAACCTTGAAATTCGCCGCCATTCATATTAGCTGGCAGGTTTTGAAGATTGACGGGCATACCCATAAAAACACTTAAAAGGCTTGTGCGATCAATTTCATCAATTTCGGGATTGCCTAGCCCAAAAGTAACGCTATCAAAAAAGGCTCTCGGATAAGCTCTCAAAGTCAGATAAAAAGCCGCCTGACTTGTGGCATCGGCTTGATTTTTGAGCGTCGTTCGAATGGTCTGAGCAAGCTCACCATATTCGGCAATTGACGCGGTATCGCTGGCGCTCACTTCAGAATTGCCGCTGCTCGTATATTGAAGCGTGATGCTGTTACGCACATCGCCAGATCGCTTCTTTGTCGTGATATTGCCCGCCAGCGCGTGTCTGGCATCAAGATCGACATATCCATTCGTGCTGAAATACTCGGTGCGATGTGTGCTGTCGGCGTAATTGATCAATCCATTGGCTGATTCGTAAAGGTATCCCAGCCCTGATTGCGCCAGCTGAGCCGCTACCGTATAGACATCGGAATCGACGCCATTTTGACTGTCAAGCGTGTAATCGCCTGCATCAATTTCGCCCAGACCATTATTTTCGGCATCTTCCCACATTGTCGTCGCGTCGTAACTGTTCCAAGTCTCGCCAGCTGCAACCAAATTCCAATTGGCGAACAGTATGCCTTCGAGCACATCGGTGATTTGCTGACCGTCCGTGCCCTGCTGAATGTTGCCAATAAACACCGCCTTTGGAAGCCTAGCTAGAGCGCCCAAAGCCGTGATTGATATTGTCTGACTGATGCCAATGCTGCCAGCCGATGAGACATTCACATTCATGTCGGTGATATTGCCGCCGAATAGCACCACCCATGTGCCAGCGTCATTCTTGACTTCGACGGTCAAACCATCGTTGATGTCAAAATTGATGTTGCTTAGATCATTGTTTTTGACTTGAAGCCGACAATATCCTGCAATGGGTTGCTGATAAATATCCGTCCGACCCGATGAGATTGTCAGATTCGACAAAGTAAGATTTGTGTATTCGACGCCCTGAATCTTTACGCGCCACTCAGGTGTCCAGACGCTCACGCGACCTGCGTATTCAATCTAAAGCCGCCAGCTCCAACCGTGCCGCGGGCTTCGGATTCATTCAAAATTGTCACTAATTGACGCGCAACAGATTCGGAATCAACAGCGCCATTGACGGTGATGTTGTATGTGTTGCCAACTTCATCGGCTTTGCGCGCCGAACTTAAATCAATTGTGGGCACACTAGGTGCAGCACTAGCCGCCAAAATGCCAGCCAATGTATTTGTATTAACACCCGATGTGCCAAATTGGAATGGCTGTGGCTGAGATAAAATTTCGATTCCTGCAAGGGTCGTGGTATTTCCTCCAAATACATCAAACGCGCCTGCGACATCGGTAATAACTTCCACGACCTTTTTGCCGGCATCGGTTATTTCTTTTGTCGCTGTTGCAACGCCGCTGCCAGCGCCCGCACCAACACCAACTCCC